CTCGCTAAGAGGACGATCCCTTTTACTTTAGGGTATCGTGCACAAGAGGGAGTCCATGTATTTTATATGGCTCCCAGTTAGTGAGTTCAAGCCAGTCAGGCTGAGAGAAGGTTTGCACCTTACCCTCTTTGACTGGGTTCACCTGAAGCGAATAGAAAGGATCGAAACCCCTTACCGCTTCCCTTACCGTTAGCCAATACTCTAGACCAGCTTGCTGATCAAAAGTTAAATCCTTTTTAGTCACTTGAAGTCGTGACCGCGGAGGATGTCCGGTGACAAGGGCGTCGATACTGTTGACGTCTTGACCACCGTAAAGGCTAGATGGAATGTGCTTAGCCCATCGCATATGGAACTCGGAGACCTCTGCCGTAAGAAAGCAGAGATAACCTTCGTTATCCCATTGCAAAAGACGATTAAGCACTCGGATTACGTCCGACTTAGAACGCACAGGACCCCTCAAGTAGAAGGGGGTGACTTCCCTGTTCGCATAGTAATGTTTACCACAACTCTCCCGAAAGGAGCCAGACCAATGTGATTTCTTAGAATTAACCTTGAAACCAAGCCAGGAGAAGATCCTGGCTAATCTGGGACCCGCCGAAGCGGGTGCTATGATATCATCACCATACACTGAAATCGTACCTCTTTTACCGGAAAGCAAGCAAACTGCGCGCGTAAGCGCCCAGAAAAGCAAACTCTCCAATTCAAAGGTAAACCCATTACCCATTGATGAGAACATCTCTGGAACGTGTTCGACGCCGTCGATTAAAACGGAATCTACACGGAGGTCATCCAACAGCATAAACCAATCAGTCGGCAGCAGACTCATTACGAGCTGCTTTGTGATCGAATCACTAGCCGAAGAAAGGTCGATAGTAGCCAAGTCGCTCGTAAGAGCTTCTGAAGCCAACTTTTGATTACGGGTTTGATCACGAAGATTTATACCCACTTTCTTAAGCTTCCGCCGTATAGCGGAACCAATCTGACGCTGAAGGAACATGTTGATCTCGGGCTCTTTACAAGCCACGCGATCGATTTCAGTTGCCTTGGGAACAGTAAACATTACACTACTTTCGAAAATGTCAAGCTCCAACCGGCTTAGCCTCGAGTTTGAGGCAAAAGCTAGCCAATGCTTGACACAACTACTTGTAATGTGTGCTTTACCAACGTGCTTTTCAAGTGCAGCCTTTGGGCTGCGCCTCACGCGCGTGCTTGCTCCATTCGAAAACTTTCCGCCATGTAAGACGGCGGGGTAATCGAGTTTCCCAAGCACATCGCTCACAAACCTTCGAGCAGTGGCCAGCAGTATATCGCTAGTTGTCCACCCAAAGTCGTCCTGACCGAGGTACAGGCGCATGTTTGTTTTGAGGTTTGACTCTTCGACTGCCTTCCATTTCAGAATGGCAGCTGAGCGGCGTTCCTCTGGCGACACGGTCCCCTCGTCAGAATACTTAGACTTGTACTCCGATTTGAGATATCGTGTCTTAAAAGTCTCATCCGAAGCTAAATGGTTTATGAGGCCATCTAGCTCTTTTTGAAACCCCTTACAGAGATTCGTTGGAAAGAAGTTGTCTCCCGTTGCGGGTAGACTTACTTCATCTGTATGCTCTTCCATTGTTTACCTTTTGGTTAAACGTTGCGTTAAGAAAATACCAATCACTTCTGATCGATATCTGGAACTGAAAAGGAACCATCATCTAATTTCTCAGACAATGACTCCCCATCAAGGGCCATCTCAAGGTCATTGATTAACTGCTTAAGAGCAGCATCGTCAACATACGGACTGGACAGTGCTATGATTAGCATGCCCACGAGAGATGTAGACCCAACGGCAATCACTACTACTCCGAAGAGTAAAGTTAAGTGATCAAGCACAAACTTACGTGCTGTATTGAGGAACCACAAAGTGGTTAACCCCAATAGCCTTCTAGCTTCGTCAGAACCCCATCAACAGGGGCAACATCGGCAGCTAGAGCGTTGGCAAGCATGCCAACGAGGTCTTTCCGTTCTTGTAGCGTGGAAGATTCGTCGAATGTCAGATCTAGGGAAGCATAAGCAATCCGTTCGATCTTATTTCGATCCACCCCATTAATGGTTTCAACAACCATCGCTGGGTTTGACAGAGTCAACTTGCACTTTCTTTTAGTGCCAGTACGCCGAGTCGAGATAGTGAGCTTAGCCTCACTCATTGGAACTCCGGTTTCCGTTGCGAACAAGCCGATTTGTGCTCCATTATAGTTTGGATCACGTGGCGTGAACGTGTGGGTTACGGGAGTTGTTGCGCGATCTTCGATCGCGATGCTAGTGAATGCTGGCATAATACCAACCTTTAATATGCGTAGAAAGGAGAGTCCTAACGACGACTAAGCAATGCCACTGCGGTGACAGCTTTACTGAAATTCAGACCTGACTTCATGTACAGGCCTGGTGGAGGCGAACCAGCATAGCCGGATCGACTCATAGCAAAGTTAGTAACCTTGTGCTTACACAACTGTTCGTAGGACGAATTACCGAAGAAGGTTTTCGTCTCTACAGTGTAATCACCCCTGGTAAAGGTAGTCTCATATCCACATTGGAATGATAAACCCATAGGGGCCTGCAAGGCCTCGAGATAGTCGCTGACTGAAATAAACCAATCAACGACAAAAGACAGCGGACGTAACTCCCATGCGAGCTGCATAGGGTTTAACAGGCCTATTTGGTTAAGGCCTGCACGTGTAGCATCGGAAATCTTGTAAGTAAGACCTACTTGAACTCCTTGCTGCAACGTCCCATCAACAGTATAGGCCATGAAGATTCCCGGGTGGGAATCAGCCACAGCCAGACCCTCTACAGTGATGTAGGGGCCCCTGTTAAAAGCCTCATTAACACCCTCGACGAGGTTGAAAATGTCGCTCATGATAGGGAGCCAGCCAAACTGGTACTCTAACCATAAACGAGAGGCGTCGGAAAGCACGTAACTATGTTGCTTCCTATTCCTAGGCACTATCTTCTGTACACCAAGTGCAGCTGCTACTCCTTTTATGTCACCCTTACGGGCGGCGTTCAAGGCCTTAGCTAACATTCCGAGTCGGTTGGCTATCATATGCCCACTTTGTCGGATATCACCTAAGGTTTCACCAAGATTTAACTTTCCATCGCTCGCCGCGTTTAGCGCTTTAGTTCGCGCTTCATTAAGCAAGTTTAAGGAAATACTTGGATAGTAGGTAGCAGTCATACCGAGCTTCGACATCGCATCAGTGAGACCTCTTGATCCTGAGTAGGATCGCCTTGTCCACATTCGCTTTGTATAAAGCTTACCGGTACTACTAGAGATAAAATTCCAATACCCGTATATCCATTGATCGTAACTCATCTCTATTTGTGAGACATGCGTGTCAACTTTGTACGCCCGATAAGTAGTCGGGGCTGGCGGGAATCCTCTAGTAACGTCGTCTCGACCCCTAGCAATGCTAAGGTACGAGCCGTTGATGTAATACGGATCAGGTACATAAGTTACAGTACCCTCCGGAGCACCAGGTGAACTGGTAGCCACGGTTGCCGTATGGTTCTCGATTACATCTCTCAAAGTCTCTACTCCTATGGGTTACTTAGGCCCAGGAGCTGTGGATCTCACGATACCACGCCTCTTCTTATGAAGAAGGACCTTGCAGAAATGCAAGCGGACCCCATTGGGGG